AATGGAACTATTCCGACATGGGCTTCTTTCAGAGCGGTACTCGCTATGATAACCACGCAATAGGTTTAATGGGAGCACACGGAATTGGTTCGAACATAACTTCAGAAACTACACCTCATGACTCTAGTTATGATGGTTACATCAGTTGTTTAGAAGGCTTACAAGAGATTCGTAGAAAGCCCGTTGATACTGGAGATGTAGATGACGCGTTCGATGACGCGGTATTTGCAGGAATGACACTTAATAGTGGTCCTTCTATCGAAGATACTCTTCTAACAATTGAAGCAGAAGGTGATAATCCACCTTATTCATTAGAGTTCCTAGGGAACACTACTAACCCTGCTGACGACACGGGAGCATGGCCTATCCGTGAATGTCATATAGAGTCCACATACAGCCCAATGGCTATGATGGGTCCTATACCAAACGTACCATGTGGTCTATTACAAATAGAAACCACTAGTGGCGGAGACAATACAATTGGTCTACTAATTGAATTAACACCCGGTAATTATAAGGGTGTCCACGCAACCCCAATGGGAAACTGAGGTGATATGATGGCGAAGACAACATATGGAAAAACATTCAAGACCCGAAAGGGAAAGGTCGGTCGATACAAATATGTATCAGGCAAACGCGTCTCTTTCGTAAGAAAGGGGCGTAAGTAATGTCATATACATGGGTAACCACCCCTGTTTTGACAAATCCAGCAGGAGCCTTTGCTAAGGTTCTGTTTATCCCAATAGCGAGAGCGTATGTTGGGTATGTAGTCGGTAAGGCAAATAACATTTCCAGACAAAGAGAAGCAAAAGGCTACCAACCATACAGCGGAGGTCCGGTATTTCATGAATACTGTTGAGGACCCCAAGAAACCTCTGCCAATAGATATCTGTAAGATATGTGTCTTAGGATTGGCAGCGTACTTCGGTATACCCGAATTACAATTATTATTATGATATCCTTATGGAAATCGGGACGATTTCCAGAGGGCGGGCGCAGCCTGACCGAAGGAAGTAAACATTCGACCCGAGCGACCAGCGTAGCAAGACGAGGGCGATGTTTACGTAAACTCCCGCTTTCCACTAAGTGAAGAGGAGGTTATTCCTCCTCTTCAATTCTCTTAGTGGGCGATGGCACATCGTGCAACGTTATAGCGGAAAATTCAGTAGAGAGTTTGAATACATTCTCTACGTAGCCACGGTATTTTGCAAAGAATACCTGAGCGTCAAGGCTGTGGTTCCATAAACCACGCCTAGTCAACTTCTCGTTGATAATCAAATCAGCCACTATTTTGTGGGACATCGTTTTAGCGTTAGAACGCTTCGATGGGTTCGTCATGGCTTCAGCCTTGTAATTGAACGGACCTGCAATACGAGTCGCTTCTTTATTGCAGTAGTCACCACCGTGTGTCCGTATACGGACGTCAGCCTGCACACCGTACAATCGCAAGAAGAAATTAATAACGGAACGTTTTGTTTTGCGAGATTTACTATCAAAAGCAGCGTGGAGATGAATGAGCCCAACAGCCTCATTAGTTCCATCGCCTTCTTCGATTTGTGACTTTAAACATACCAACCCTAAACCGCTAATAGGACCACGCTTAGGTGGTTTTCTAGCATAACCACTCATCAGATAGTCTGCGATTAAATCGCATGCGTTAATAGCGGTTAATTCCTCATCGTGCATCTTTTTTTGCATATTTTTCAGGTTAACGGGTCCCATCGGGATGGTCACGAACCAATATTTTGACTGAACGTCTAAATTACTCATACCCCTCCGTGGGGGGTACTGCATATAATACTATGCAAATACTAATGCAATACTGACTGGGGGTGTATACCATAGGGGGTTACCCGAAGGGCTGTGCTAATGTCATGGCAATGACATGATATTACGCACAGCACCCCTAAATGCAGAACAAGGGCGCAGTCATGCGATATTTGGTTTGCAAGTACTAAAAAAGAGCAATACGAAACACTTAAGCGCAGGCACCCATGTGGACATACATGGCAAGACGCGCAAAACCCAAGAAAATGAATACACATAGATTCCTGTACTATAATGTAGCACACACCGGTAACGGTGAAGATGCATCGTACATCGATTTGGCCCGTGATTTATCGGCTATCAATCGAAGACTATACCGACAAGGTATGAATTATTCAATTTCTAACATTAGTGTACATGACTCACAAGGTGACGCAAGAGTACTTGTGAGCACAGCCCCAAACACTTGGGCTACTCATGAAGCATGGACGATGGCTTTTGAAGGATGGAAAAGACAGAGAGCACAAACATTACAAGATATGCCGGGAGCCTCAACCCCACGTTGGAGTGACTTTAAGGTATATCTGAACGCCGAACACGTCGTGGATAGCGACTGGCCCGGTGTAAGAGACGATGAAGAAAGTGTAGCACTAGGAACTGGTGCTAATTCATCTGCTGAATGGAACTATTCCGACATGGGCTTCTTTCAGAGCGGTACTCGCTATGATAACCACGCAATAGGTTTAATGGGAGCACACGGAATTGGTTCGAACATAA